GCGAGTTCAGCTTCTTCTTTGGTCTGAGCAGGTTTTGGGTCAGCTGCTTTTGAAACTTTTGCAGCTGCTTTCTTACCAATGCTTTCCTTAGACTCTGGATCATCCACAGCCTTTGCCAAATCTTCAACTTCACCCTCTTGTTTTTCCATTGAATCGGATTTACCACCAGATGCGCCAGGTGCTTTTGCTTCTTCAAGCTCGGCATGGACTTCTGCTTCTAATTCCTCAATGGTTTTGTCTAGTTCTGACATAGGGTTTCTCCTTGAGTTTGTTTTCTCAACATATTTATAATGATTAAATTTTTGACAAGAATTTTGCGAATGCAAGTGCGGAAACACTACTTTGTTTACGTCTTACGTTCTCATTAATCTCATCCTTGATTTCGGCAATCTCGACTTCTTTGAGAATTCCGTTATTCCAAATCCATTCTTTACCTTCCATAATACCTTCAACAAAGGCCTGAGGTGCAGAAGGGTCTGCAACAATATCTGCCGCAGTGGCAAGATAAAAATCATCTTTCACATAATTCGCACCACTTCTATTTTCGATAGAACCCATGCCTCTAGAAGAGACACCTAGTTTTCCACCGTCCTTGATTAGTGCTTTCGCAATTTCCCCCATTGGAGTTGAGAGCAGTTTTGCCTCGCCAATAAAGTTCTTTCCATCAGCATCCAGTTTTGTAATCATATGCGATACTCTGTCAAGATTGACAGTGGGGCCTTCTGGATGACCCAGTTCCCCAAACGCACGACCTTCAGCAACAAATTCTTTATTATAACGTGCAACTTCTTTTTGTAACACGTTCATTGGGTAGACACGACCATTACGGTTTTTCATGTCTGCTTGCATGAAAATACCTTTGATTTTCATGTCTTTACCTTCACCATCGGCCTTTGCCTCAGTGAAGTATTCTACGTCTTGGATTTGTTCAGCAATCAGTTTCATATCAATACCCCGAACTTACTACTGGAGTAATTTTGAAATCTGTCGCACCACGAAATCCAACACCAACATCTGTATGGATAACCACACCAGAGTTTGCATTAATTCTGATTGAACCAGTGTCGCCATCATCTGCAGCATTTCTGACTGTTACTGCCGCAATAGAACCAGCATTAAACACATAATGTGCAGTATGACTTTTGCCTCTAGTTGAACCTGTGGTAAGTCCTTCTTCTGCTCCGATTATTTTCATGTTCTTCTTCCTAAATTGATAGTATTTCTGCTTCAAAGTAGTTCATAAGTGCCTTAGTCGGAACTTTAAACTTCTTAGAAACACTATTTATTGTTTTCTCAAAAGTATTTAGGAAATCGGAAGGTTTTGCATCCATTTCCTTGAAAATAGCATCAACAGCATCTTTCATCTTTGGAGACAGTTTATTGTACTCCTTAGATTTCTTATGCTCGTCTTTCTCTGGTAAGTTCTGTTTGAACTCTGAGAGAGTTTTACTCACTGTCATCTACCTCTGGAATGTGATGTGTCACAAAAGACTGTGCCACTTCTTGTCTTTTAACTTCTAATGCATCTCCAACCTTAGCTGCAAGTGCATTATTAAAATGAGTTTCAGCAGAAAGGTTATCACCTGATGCAATTGAACTCACAAAATCTTTTACGTTTTCCATTATCTATCTCCTAAATCTGGATTATTGGTGGCGAACATTCCGTCATCATCGCCATCCATGTCACTACCTTCTTCATCTTCAATCTGCTTTTCGATTTCTTCAATCTCATCATCATTCATACGAAGAACGTGTTTTCTTACATATTGTTTAGAGAAGTATGTACCAACATAACTCTCAATAGTTCCCAACATATCTAAACGGTTCTGTAGAATTTCTGCATTCTTTAGTTCCGTAAAGTGTCCGTCTTGCATAAAGTCGAACTGGATATGTTCTTTGAATGTTTCCCACTCCTCAAGAGCAATTACGCCCTTTAGAATAAGCTGAGACTTGAGAATATCAAGGAACAGTACAGAGAACTTCTTACGAATCTTCTGTACGAATTTAGTAAACTTTAATTCATCTCTTGTAATGTTATCAGAACGACCAATAGAGAACTGTGATTCTGATTCTAATCTAGAGATTGGTACGTTCAATGAACGATACAATTTGTTTTGGAAGTACTTGATATCATCAATCTCACCAAGGTTTGAACCGCCTGGCAAAGTTGTAATCTCTGTACCTCTACCACCTT